CATCGTCATCCATCAATTCAGATGAATCATCGTATCTTGAAAATCCAGCAGATACAATGTGTCCAACAATTCGATCGCGATCGTGTTCAATGTTGGTTGGTTTGTGAACGAAGTAGTCTTTGATTGCCACAGCTGCTTCGCTGGCAATGCCATCTCCATTTTTATTAAATTTGTTTACCACTGCTGCGTTGAACGCCACGCCAAGCAGATCGATGTTGCGATCAAGATCGATGTTCGCAGGAATCAAAGGTCTCAGAGAATCAAGAGATGCCTGACTGATATTCGAATTCTCAATCTCACTTGATGCGAAAATTACGCTATCAAAAGTTGTGGTGTATTTATATTCTTTGGTCATTTACACAAAAGGTACACTCAGTTTATAAACATGGGAGTAAAGGTATAGTTTACATTATCAACTTTTGCGTTCATCATATCATAATACAATTTAACCATCCAGTTTCCAAGTACAAGCGCACTATAACTATCTTTTCTTGCTTTTTCTGGACCAGTTTGCCGTTTTAAACTTGGCGGCAAATCGAAATTTTGTGTGCCACTTGCAGAGGTTGTGATTTGAATCAGCGAGCATTGTGTTTTCACAAGATTCATCATATCAAATTGATGTTCCACAAAGTCGATCATTTTTGCAGCATTTGTTTGACGCTCTAAACTCTGAGATGTTCTCAAAAACTTGATATCTTGAATGGGTATCTTTTTGTTGCGTTGTTCGTTGTATGCATCATCAATTGCGCGACTAGCAAAGAAGATTCTACGATGATCAAAATTTGCTTGCAACAATTCATTCGCCAATCGTATCCATTGACTGGTTGGTTTTCGCAGATAACAAATTGTTTTGTCTTGTAAATTATATTCTTTCTTTCCTTCAATTATTTTTTCTTGGTAATGTTCGAGATCATCAAAGTTTGTGTTTAGACACTTGATGTTCATTTTGTTTTTCTTAAACAAACTACTTTCATTGCATGCATTGATAAATTGTACGCCTCCATTATAGTCGCCAACAATACTCACAATATTAAAATGAGTGAGCAAATAATAAAAATAAAAAATGTGTTGTTTTAAATTTGTTCCGCTGAGTGCATAGCTGTGAACAACAGTTCCAATTTTTTTGTCGTCATTCAATTTTATAACCATCATTGCAAAGTCGTCGCTGCTTTCACTTTCTGCCCAACTGGGGTCGAATGCAAGAATATATTTTGCGCCTACCTCGCCACAAACTTCTATGTTTGGAGATTCACCTTCTTTTAATGTGCAAGCGGCCATCTTGGATGTTTTAAAATAACCGCTACTGTCGTCGGTGAATATCGATCCAAACTCGCGATCAAACTGGCTCTGACTCATGGTCGATTTTGCTTGATCCAAAAGATTCTGATCGTACAATTGTTTGGGCGCACAATCGTAACTAAATTGCATGATCACTCGATGCGCTTCAGTTTGTTTTGTACTGCCAGTTCGTATCAAACTTTCAAACTGCTCGTATGCTTTGTACATATATTCAAATTTATAACTTGCAGAAGAAAGTGCTATCAATTTATTGTTTTTCCAAATGTGTCGATCTTCTTCTTTCATTTTGCCCTGACCAATAAGATCAGTTTCTAAATTATACAAAGATTCCCTCTGCGTTGGATTCTCAACAACACTCAAGAATGGTATGATAACCTCATTGTAAATTCGTTCAGGCATGAGCGCAAACTCGTCGATGATGATTCGATGAAAACGAAAACCCCGAAGTTTTTCACCATCACCAAGTGGCAATGCGCGAATTCTACTGCTTCCAATTTCAAGCAACCATTCATCATTACTTTTTGATTTGTGCGTGATACATTGCGCAAGATATGCGGCACCTGGTTTGCTGGCAATGTCTTCTATTTTTTTGAAGATCATTTTTGCCTGACGAAATGATTTGGAAAGTATACCAATTTCAACTCCTTGATTGAGTAGTGCATCAAGATATGCATAAATCGCGGTGGTAAATGATTTACTCATACCACGACTCCAGACTCCCATAAAGTAATCTGTTTCAAACATCGCTTTGATTGCCATGTGTTGAAATGGAAACAATTGCACGCCGCTCACCAAATCGGCGGTGAATGTGATATTCTCGCGCAAAAATTTATACAACAATATCTTTGCTTCTTTTTCTTCAATGAATCCTTTTACTTGAAGTAATTGTTCATTAAAGTTTTCATCGCCTCTACGAGACAATTGATTTCCTGTTTCCCACGCCATTAAATTAATCGATTGCTGATGTAGTATTGTAAATCAACATTCCATAATTTCTTACCTAACGTTAAAATTTTTGGAATTAATTGTTGAGATTGTTCGCGTCCACCTGTAAAAATGAATTGACAATGTCCAGCAAAATCGTGAGCTAATACTCGCATGTTGTGATAAATGTATTTCATGTTGGATGTGTGTGGTGACCATTTGTTGCGCTTTTCCATGGTACTCATGTCAGTTTCGGTGACCACAAAAAGATAGCTGTCAAAATCTTTTGTGCGTTGCAGTTCTGCGCGAAATCGATTGAGACTGTTTTTGCTGAGTGTTGATTTGAAGTCTGTTTCGCTTTTTCGATCAACATATGTATAATCGTAATGCTTGCTGCCCACAGCATAATCACCAAAGTCTAATTTTAATGATTCTGAATTGTCGAATTGCAATGGCTGTTGTTCGCGTGTGTCAACGAATATTTTAACATCATCTGGAACAGGATCGCTCCATTCATCTGGTAGTCGCGAACGAAACAGTGGCTTGACTCCAACCAATTCGCATGCATTGCTGTACGAACCAAAGTGTTTTTGATACAAATCAACAGTGGGCATGTCGCTTGTTTTTAATTCTAGATGTGATGGCCCAAACTTTAAATCTTTTCGCTTGATTCTGCGATCAAGCAATTCAAGAATATATTCTTTTACTTGTGCATCTGGTGTTTTCGCGCACCAATCCAATAATTGTTTTCGGTTTGCAAAATCGCGATCAAAATATTGTTCTTTATTTTTAAATGGTAGGGGCTCACCAGTGAGTAGATTTTCTCGTGGATAGTATTGCGTATAATATTCTGCAAGAGTAATTTTGTGTGAGCGCAAATGCATGTGCAGACTTTTTTCATCAGCAAATTGCTGTGAACATATTTTACAAGAGATCATAACTCAAATCCGTATATTGTTAACCAGCTTTCGGGAAATCTTCTGCGAGGTCCAATTGCTCCTTTTCGTTGTAACCACCAAAATAGTTTTACAAATAATCTTGGCACATTGAATCGAAATCCTCTTGCATTTTTAACGACTGGCATTTCAGAATACAATCTTCGATACAATATCCTACAAGCAACGTCAAGCATATCACAATTAATTATATGCACATTTCTTACCATCGGACGATCCACATCATCATAATCTGTCCAGTTGCCTAAATCGATACATGCTCCATTCCACCAACACTTAAATGAACCAACAAATTTACAATTTTTAAATGTTATGTTTTTTGCTCCACCTTTACATGTGATATGTTGTTTTGTATCTGTATTAGCAAAGAATGTACAATTGTCGAAGGTTATGTTTTCGCCGCGAACAATGTCCACGCAATCTTCACTGCCACCAAATATCTGACTGTTTTGCACAATCACATTTCGACAAAAGCTTAATTTCAAGCCTTCTGTTGCTCCGCCTCCATCAATGGTGCAAGAATCTATTGTCAAAGAAAATTCTGGTTGTCCAGGTCGCCACCCAAAGCTTAAAGCTGCAGATTCTTCTTGTTCTTGAGAATCGCAAACATAATATTTTCCATACAATACTTTTTTTTCAGATGACATCTTCTTTTGATATTCCAAGTACTCGCGCTTTCCAATCAGGCATCGACTCAAGATGATCTGCTTCTTCGCGTGCAGCTTGTTTTTGCAGCTCTGCAATTTTAATCATAACAGCTCGCTCTTCTTCTTCTTGAAACAATTGTACAAGCGCTAGAATACTAGCGTTTTGTTGTTGCTTTGTGTTGATTCTTTTTGAGCGGTCACCTTGCAACTTTTGAATGAGTGATTCCATTCGTTTTTCGCATTGATTGTATTCTTCGCTTTTTGTTTTCAATAGTTCAGCCAAACGTACTGTTAAATCTTGTTGATCCTCTGCATCATCAAACATTCTATTCAATTTGTTGATTGCACCTTGTATATTCTTTAAATGTATATAATCCATACATACATTGATGTATAAATTAATTTCATCACTTGTTAGATCAGGTTTGTCCCAGGTTGCGCGTACAAATTCTGCTTCAAACAGATCGCGATCTTGTTGACTGTCATAATTATTTATAACTTGTATAAAACGAGGCGAAGCAAGAAAGCCACCTAACGATTCTATTCCTTTT